TATAGTAACTTCCCCCGCTTGATGCTGCTGCCTGCATATTCATTTCGCTGCATATTGGTGCGGCCATTCCACCACCGGCTGATCCGGTTGCCGAATAGGTAATTACTCCAACAACAGCATTACACCATGATCCGGTCATATAAGCTGATGTTACATGAGATCTTATCCCTTCGTGGATTCCGTTCGCTGCTCCTACGGTATCTGTTAATGAAATAGATCTTACGGTAGATCCGGCTCCTTCTGTAGTAGCAATATTAAAATCTACTCTTTTGCTAAAGGCAAATTTATCTCCGGATGGTAGATCGTAAGTCCAGCTATTGCCGTTATAGTTCCATAGATCAACGGTAGAAGGCCAGGAAACAGTTTGATTTTCATTCTCCGGATTCATGATAATCAGCTTTTGGCTTCTTGCATCCCAATGCATGATATCATGAAGCGGCTGGCTATATGGTGCGATCTTGATAGCATTAACAGGTAAGATAAAAGCAAAGCATAAGATCATCACTATAGCTAAAATTCCAAAGTGTTTTCTCATTATTAAATCACTTCCTTTCTTTATTTATTTGGTTTTAACATCTTCTTCTTTTATCATTTTGTCTTTTGGCGGGCCTTTTATATCCTTTAATTTTAGCTTCCCTTTTCCGTTTGTTTTTACTTCCGGGATAGCTACCCCTAATCTTTTTCGGGTGATCCATTCTCCAAGTTCTTTTTTAACGGGGTAATCTTTCCCTTTTATGAATAGCTTATCCTCTTTCTCGTATTTAAAGGTCCGGCCAATTAAAACTCTCATGATATTTTCATCCTTTCAATTTATTAATCGTCTGATCCCATATTTCCGTAACGGGCATGATCAGTAACCAGGACAACTGCCCAGGTTACATATAGCGAAACAATATTAGTAATAGTACATTCGATATTAAAATATCTTCGTGTAGTTTCATATTCATAGATCTGCTCTCCCGGAGTAAATATTACATCAAAAGTCTTATCCAGATTAACCAAAGCACCGCTTGCATTTCCACTATATATTTTCGCTTGTAGTGTCGATTGTGTAAAAGGAAATCCAGCTAATTGATCAGCTGATCCTAAAGATATTACTACTAATATTTTCCGGGGATAATTATAATCGGCCAGGTCTATTTCCCCAGCCGTATTATGTACTCCATTGGCTCTGGTATTATAAACACCAGCCGCCAAAGTTGCCGGTCTATGAGATACTAATATACCAAGATTTTCCGCTAAATCCCGCATTAATCATCAGACCCCCGGCCACCGAATCTACAATGTTCCATGATTAAGCCAACTGCGAAGGTTATATTATCAACCCCTACAACCGCCTCAATATTGATAAATCTGCGGGTCGGTTTATATTCATAGATCTGATCACCTGCGGCAATCATCTGATCAAGGCTTGCATCTGTATTAGTTAAAGCCGCAGTAGTATCTCCGCTTTCGATATCAATATCCAAGGTTGCACCTGCAGCTACTTCTCCAACACCTACACAAACTAATATCTTTCTGGGATAGCCATAATCCTCTAAATCGATTTCTCCGGCTGTAGCATGCGTTCCGTTTGCTCTTACATCATACGTTGCTGCTGCCATATCTGCCGGCCTTATAGCATCCAGGACTGCCAAGTTTTCAGCTAAATCTCTCATTATATAATCAACTCCTTTCAAAGTTTATTTTAATATTTTTTAATCTTATACAGATAATCCTACAAAAGGACTAATCTCGGTAGCTGCATCTTCTGCAGTTATAGTACCATTTAACCAGGGCTGGCCGTCTACGTTAGCAAACATCTTTAATATGGTTTTATTGCTTACGAAGTAAACATGCTTTGAAGTATCAAAAGCAGGACCAAAACCATCTTTAATCAGGTAATAAGACATATCCGCTATAGTTATATCACCAACTGCTCCAAGTGCTGGTACTCTGAAAGTCCATTTAATAGGATATCCTAATAATCTATCAGATACACCCTTTGTAGCATCTCCACCGATAAAGATAGAATTTCCGGCTGCATCCGCTAAATTAACTATCTGGCCATAAGCACTTCGGGAAATAACCCATTCATATTTACCACCGGGGATAATCTGTGCCAACATCAATATAAGATCGGCAAATACAATCGCTCCCGCACCAGTCCTTGCAGCCTGAATATAAGCAGGTGAATTAATTATTCCTAAAGGCTGATTAACACCATTACCATTTAAGAAATAATAATCCTCAAAGGCAATCTGCGCTCTGCTATATATAGCCTTAACAAAGGCCTCTAAAGCTGTGGCATTTCTAATTATCTTATCGGTTAATATAGTAGATGCTGAATATTCTTCCGGTGCTAATTTTATACTATCGAATTCAGGCTCTTTATCAGCTTTGGCTCCACCTTCATTAGTCCAGGTAAACCATACTCCGGAAAACATATCATGAGAACCTGCTCCGGCCTGATTTAATACTGGAATATTTAATTCTGCATCAGGCGGAGATCCTGCCGGGATTACAGTAGCCCTCGGTCTTACTATCCCATCTTCTGATGCTACCTTTAATATTCCCGGAATCCACTTCTCCGGTACTAAATAACCACCAGCGGGATCGCTATCCATAGATAAAGTTTTTTCGCAATATTCTGCTAAAAGTTTATCATGTCTTACTATTGACTGCAGGAAATTACCAAAGTCTTTGAATAATGGTTTATCTTCGGTTTTCCCTTCGCCTTCGGGTCTTTCAACTTTTAAATATGGTGCGATGCCATTGGTTACTTGTTTCTTAATCATTTCTGCTAATGCTAATTCTGTCATTTCCATTATAATATCACTTCCTTTCGTTTTTATTTTCGTATTGGATTACTTATTAGTTATACCTAAAGTATAATTTAAGGCTTTTGTAACTGCTTCGGCTATTACTTTTTCATCTACTGTAATCGTTTTTTCTTCTTTTTTTTCGTTTTTCGGTGGATCTTCTTTTTTATCGTCAGTGATTACTGTATCGTCTTTTTTAGTGTCTTTATTTTCCTCTCCTTTCTGGCCTTCTTCCTCTCCGGCTGAATCCAATACTGATTGAATTAAAGTCTGGGCGTTTTTAAGATTACTTTTATTTTTAGCATTTAAAACTGCTCCGGCTTTTAATTCAATATCTTTTAATTTTTCTTTTAATTCTTTATTTTCTTTAACCATATCATATATTTTTAATAATCTATCTACACTCTTTTCAGCTTCTAATATTTCTTTTTCCTCTTTCTCTTCCTTCCCAATATCTGCCTTTACCTCATCCCAGTCTATTTCCTCAATTTCTATATCCTTAAAAGTGTCCGGATCTGCATTAATGAAATAATTGCTTACCATCTTCCCATGATCTTCCATCCACTTTTTAGCTTTGGCCATAGTCCAGCCTTTGTCTTTAGCAAATACATAGGTAATAATCTTCTTACAATCTATACAGTATATTCCCCTGATGCCCTTTTTACTATCTACGGTTATCCATCTAATTTTGTGGCCTTTGTGTTTGCCTTCTTCGCCTTTTACCGGTAGCCGGATAGAGTCGTCAGTATCTTCGGGTTTGGTTACTACATCTTCTGTTAATGTTAATTCTATAAAAGTTTCAGATTTAAGAATTTTTTTACCTATCTCCTCGGCTTCTTTCATTAACTTTTCATCATAAATAATTTTAGATTCTTCTCCCGGCCCAGGCCTTTCAACCCGCCTCATAGTTCCACCACATTTAGGGCATTTAAGATCTTTGCAATGTTTTTCGGATTTTATCTTATGACCACATTCTATACATTCGCAATTATATTTTGTCTTTTCTTCTTCTTCAATTATCGTAATAAATCCAGCTTCCTCTAATGGCTCAACATCTATTCCTTTACTTACCATATTAGATAAAGCATGAGGATTATTAGGAACAGAACAAGCCGAAAATTCTAATAATTCCCAAGTCTTGAATCGCCTGCCATAACTTCTTTTCTTTTCATCTTCTTCATCAACTATATCCTCACTCTTAATAGGGATAAAACCTATGCTCCAAGCCTTCATGAATTTCTGTTTATACATATTATAGACTGTATCAGCTAAAGGATAAACCCCTTCTTCCGGGAATATTACTTTTCCCTGAATAATTATGTGCCATTAATACGACAGGATTCTTTTTGAAATTAGCTAGTTTCGCCCCTTTTGGCTCAACTATATCCCCGGATCTATCTACATCATTAGTGGTAATTGTTACATTTAAAGCACGTTCTCCTTCTACTGATTTTACTTCCGAATCATATTGTTTTAATATTAGATCTTCCATTAAAATCACCTCACTTTATTAATTTCTTTAAATAACTATCTGTTTTTTTATGACATTCTTCACAATAAGTTATGCCATTATTTATGTTCCATAATTCTTCACAATTTAAAGCTTCCTCTATATTAGTAATCTCATAATATTGCAATATACTTGAAAAAGATTTTATATGGTGAGCATGTAATTTACCACCTCTTTGCCCACATTCTTGGCAAGTAAAATTATCCCTCGTAAAAACATCAGAACGCCATTGTCGATATTTAAAACTATTTCTAATATTACCCACAAGAGAAGTTAATCCGCCTTTCCAATTACGACTTAATTCTCCTCTTGGCTCTAAACGTCCTTTTTTAAATTCAGTTGCTGGTGAATTCCTTTTTCCTTTACGCTTTTCGCTTTGTTTTCTTTTACTTTCTTCAGACATAACATGAGTTTTGCCTTTAGCCTTTAATCCTATTTTTCTTTTCCATTCCTCTGCTTTTTTTTCTCCAACAACATCTTCATATTTTTTACCTTTTTTAATATCGATTTTCCCTTTAGATATTTCTCTCATTCTTTTAGAAAGATAAATATCAAAATCTTTATCTATTTTTCTATAACTAGAACGAGTTAATCCATGTAATTTTAAGTGTGTATTTGTTATATCCTTAAAATGTTTTTTACATATTAAACATATCATATATACTATCCTCTATTTAATCAGAAATCACAGGCAAGACGGTGCATGGTTCTCCGGGAAACATTTCACCATTTGAAAAAGTTTCATTCAAACCAACTATTTCGCCATTCATGGCCGCATGTTCATCTCTTACCCGGTCATCCATAGTGGCCAACCATTGTTTTTTTTCTACTACTCCACTTTGTTTATAGGCCTCATACGCCCCTGAATTACTTGCTTTTATCGTTTCAGTCCGGGCTATTAATTTGGATCTATATCCTTTAGCCCCATCGTATACTTCACTAACCCGGCTTGCCAGGCTAGGGATTTTTTCCCCATTGGCCACACCTTCAGCCAAAGTCTTTTTTAATTTCTCCAATGTAGTATTGCCTATACTTTTAATTAATTCCCCGGCTCTCTTTTTTATCCATTTTATCACTTCCGGATTGGTAACGTCAAAACTGCCGGATACGCCTAATTCGGCATAAGCAGCAGATCCATTAATCTTTACCATTTCAGTTATCCGGGGTAAAGTAAATTCTGCAAATTTTGCTATTTCTCTTTCATCATGAGTAATCCGTAATACATCATCAACACTTTTTGTTTCTAATTTCTCATGATATATCGAAATACTTTTTTTGGCCCTCAATGCCCTCAAAGCCCTTAATTCCTGCTCCTGAAATAGCTTGATCATCCCCCTTTTAAAATCATTCTCTAATGGCGTAACTCTCTTAATAAATTGATTCCAGTATTCCCTCTGAAATTCTTCGGTATATTCTTTTAATATAATAGCTTTACCCGGTGCTGGTGCTGGTTTGGCCGGCTCGGTAGCTGATCCTAATGGTGCAATACTAAACGGTGCAAGTGGCACTTTACCCCAGGGGACTTCATCTTTGCCATCTTCAACCCTGGCTTCATTAACAGCTATTACAAAATTCTTTAAATTAGATTCCCTTTTCTTTAATATAAATTCCTCATCATCCGGGACCGGATTATCATATTTACAGTATAACCCCGGCTCTTTATATAGCGGCAATAGGAAACAATTTATGACTTCTGCATCCTGGATGCACCGGGGTAATATACATTCCCGATTCCAGGCTACATCTAAAGCCTTCATATTAGCAAGATTAGTCTGCTCCGGATGGGATAACTTTTGTGGCGGCGTATGATAGGCACTTGCGATCTGCTGCATAGTCCATTTAGCCAATGACATAAACTCCATATCTTTATTAGATACACCAACGGTTTTAAATTTCAGGCCGCCAACTGCCGCCCCTGTTTTTCCTGAATTTTCGGCCCCGCCATAGGTTTGATTAAATATCTCCAACATCTTTTTAACTTGTTCTTTGCTTAAATTCTTATCGGTTTCTAATACGGATTTTAAATGCGCTCCATTTTTAAAAACATTTAATTGATAAATCATATTATATTTATCGGTATCATAAGCATAGGCTTTTCGTTGGACAGGGGAAGCCCCCCGGAAGGGATCTGCGGGATTGAAGTATTTAAAAAATAATATATCTTCCCGGGGATAAATGATTTCTTCGTAGCCCTGTAAATATTTATAGTGATCGATAAGGCCTTTTTTTACTACCGGGGTCATCTTCTCTGGGCTTCTAAAATATAATTCTCTAGGTATACCCAAGCCATCTTTAGCCATCAGGATATAACATTCCCCGGTTAAATCTTTATAAATGGATCTTCCTTCTTTACCTGAAAATTCGGTAGTATCGGGATTGAAGGTTTTCATAAGATCGTAAAAAGGATGTTCTTTTATCAGTTCATCGTTTTTATCGTAAAGTCGAAGCGGTATTGAAGCCATACGGTTAGCTATAAGTGATACGCAATCGCCCACCCATCCGGTATATGCTTTTAATTGTTCGGATGTATTCCTGAAAGTATTAGAAGCATGCCCGAAGGGAATAGGATCATTAGGCCAGTATCGGGGATCGGATGCCCTGGCCGGGAGTGTCTTTGATAACATAATATCTATAATTTTATCTGTAAAAGGGATCGCTACTTTTATTTGACATCACCCCCCTTATAAAAAACATATATAATATATTAACATAAATTAATTGTGATTGTCAAATTGCTTACTCCGGTGCATAGAAATACGGATCACCTTCGGTATAATATATCGTATATAAAACATATCTAAAGGCATCCATAATATGATCTACGCCTTTTTCCGGCTGCTCTAATACAGTCCCCTCTTTATCTTTCTTCCTCTCGTAGCCCTCGATTTCCCTTTTAATGTTGGTACTGCTCTTTGTTATATATATTGTAAATTGGTTAATAAAATCAATCCCGGCTATAACAGATCCTTTATTCTTATTAGCCGGGTCTATATAGCTATAACCATAATCATTGATCAATTCTTCTATCTTGTCCGGCGCCTCACTATCAGCTATAAATCTTTTTTCTTTTAAACCCTTTTCCTCTATATCTTCTGCAAATAATTTAATTGTTTTCCGGGTCTTGTAATATTCCTCATGCAGATAGATCTTCCTTTCTTCCATATCTACCACTACTTTAACTAATGCCATCGGTGCAATAAATCCAAAGTCCAGGCCATAATCCGGCTCATCATCCGGGAAATCTTTATCATCTATCATCTGCCAGTTAGTATATATAGCATTTTCTAAATGTCCGTATTGACCCAGGGTATATACTTTTCTATTGTTCCCGGTGTAGCCCTCAAGTAACCTTATATAGGCCTTGTCATTTAAGATATATATATTATCGTGATAGGTAGTAGTTAATATTATTATATCTTCTCTATCCTCATCGGTTAAATGCTCAAAAAATCTTTTATGAGTCCAGTTCGTTTTGAGTATCGGATTATATGTGAGTATGATTTGCATATAGGTATGGTATATTCCCCGGAGTCTGCGGTCTATTTCTTCAAAATCCTTCATGGCCAGTTCGGTAGCTTCTTCTACCCATACCCCGGTTATACCTTCCATTGATTTTAGTTTCTCCGGATCATCTACGCCACAAAATAGGATCTGATTTCCGTTGCCTAAAAAGGTAATAGTCTGGATGGTCTTATTTACTTTAAATTCCCCGGATAGATTCCACTTCGATATATAATCCTGGAATAGCTGAAAAACAGATTTCCGGATAGTATCTTTAACTTTTCTTATAATTAAAAAACGATGGCCTTCTTCGGTCATCGTTCTATGTAGGATCTTTTGACAGGCGAAATGAGATTTACCAGCTCCTGCTCCGCCTTTTAATACCATATATCTGTGCTGATCGTAGAGATAGGGAATATATATTGGATTTAATAGACTCTCGAATTCTCTTGTATCTATTACGGTTTCAATCATTTAGGCCTCATCATCTTTTTCATCTTTTTTCTTCAATACAATAATCTTTCTTGTTTCCTCATGTTTCTCGGCCGGGTAGATCCCCATTAGTTTAGCTTCCTCTTTGGTTATATCTAAAACTAGGCCAAGATCCGGTACATTAATTACTTGCTTATTATCTACTGTCCCGATTACAACTTTCCGGGAATAGGCCTGATCTTTTAGGTCCCGAATCTGGGCTATATGGTAGGCAATTCCATCACCCTTTAATTTCTCGAAATATTTCTGCCATTCTTTCCGGGCTTCTTTAATATATTTATAGGCTTGTGATTTTTCGATATTCCACTCTTTTGTTACATATTCCACTATAAATTTAATGGGTTTACGCCTTAATAACAGGCTCACCTTATATACTCTTTCGGCCTTTGTTTTGCTGTCAACTTTAGCCATTATTATCACCTTCCGTCTTTTTCAAAACTGATGATTCCATCATAATACTCCTTATAAAATTCATAAATCCCTTTGGCTAAGGAAATTATCTTCTTTGTTTACCATTTATACCCACATTTCGGACATTCATTTTCTGTTTCAATATTTTCATCTACCTCTTTTTCTTTTATTTCCTGATCCATATTATCTATCTCCGGCAATTCTACCCCCCAATCCTGCAACTTTCCCAAGTCCCACTCATTAGCCAGGATATCAAAATCCCAATTACCAAACGGCACATTATCAAGGATCTTAAATTTTTCTTTTTCTTCTTCGGATAATTCGCTAGCTTTTACTACCCAGCCTTCAGGGATTTCCTTATAATCCAATTCTTTAAGCGCCAGGTATCGCATATTCCCGCCCAGGATCATCCCGGTATCATCAATTATAATAGGCCTTAACTTCATCATTTTGGGGAATTCTTTAATATTCTTAACTAATAACTGGAAGCGATCATCTTTGATATAGCGCGGATTTTTTGGGTTTATATGGATGTCTTTTATTTTCATATCTTACTACCTCTTTTTCATTTTATATTATTTCAGAAATTTAGTCAATTTTGATCGGCTTTTTACCTATCTTATAATTCAATTTTATCTTAATTTCTTTGATATTATGTGCCTTAAAAACTATATTTAATACCTTCTCTAAATCCTTTGTTCCATGCATAATTATAAATAATTCTATATTTTCTACTTGGTCTTTAAATGTTTTATCATACCCTGGATTTTGTTTTATATCTTTAGGCATCATTCCATTAATTAATATCTTCTCTTTTTTATCCATAATCATTCCCCTTCTGTTATTTTCAATAAGTCCGCGTAGCAATCCACTAAAAAATATTCCCCACCTTTGGCCTCGATATCAGCCTGGAATTCTACCTGCCCCGGCCTCTGTTTTCCGGTCGGGCTTTTATTTTCAATATATACTGTCCGCCCGGCTTTTATAGCAATAAAATCAGATATCCCAGGGTAACATCCCATAGATTGCAGGATCGGGAATATAAACCACCCCTTGATCTGCATATAATCCCGGGTCAGCTTCTTAACATCGGATTCGGTTATCTTTGGTTTATAACGTTTGGGCTTCAATTTGGATCACTTCCCTCATGTAAAGGCATCCTTTCTAATTCCGCCTGATTCGGGTAATAACTATCCCTCTGCTCCAATTTTTTAATTTTCTCTTTTAAATCCCTCACTTCATTATTCAGCCCTGTCAACTGCCGAAGTAACCATTTATTCTCTTTAATTAATTCATTTAATTTTTCCTGATCCATTAGGTTTCACCCCCTCACCCAATTATCGGATG